ATACTGATACGATTCAACTCGTCTTGAATGTTGGTTGTTTCAGCACCCAAACTTTCTTGCAAACTACGGGCATACTGTTCCAAACCTTTGCGTTGAATACCTGACTGAACATTAGGACCAGCCAATCCACGCCTACCATACTGAGCCATTTTAGGTCCGAAACCTTCAACATATTTGCGGCTAATATCGGCAAGTTTGCGTGAACCACGCTGCTGACCCAACATTGCAGACTGTGTATTAGCGATAGAACGCTGCTGTTTTCTGCGGATAGCCGCAGCCTCAGTCAGCCCATAATCACCTGAATACGCATCATACATACTCATATTAATACCTCGTCCGTTCCTTGTTGGTAGAAGAGTTAGCACTCTTCAATAAATCAATTTCTTGCTGCAACCGTGACAACTCAACCTGAAGAGAAGAAAAAATGCGTTGCAAAGCATCTTTATCTGTACCTGTCAGCACGGACAGAAAGGGAGTTTGCCAGCCGTTTTGCATCAGCCGAAAATCTGTGAACCCAAAACCACTTGGTCACCGTCACCAGCAGCAGTCAAAGCCGTAACCGTAGCGGCAGCCAACTTGCTATAAACGATTGAACCATCGTCCAAGTTTGTCCCTGCTGCCAATGCTTCAACAAAAGTTTTGACTTGGTTGAAGTTTGCGTTAACTTCTGTGGCAACGGCAGGCGTGCCGTTGACAAAAGTATTTGGAATACTAAGAGTTGCCATAATTAACCTTTAATCCTTCGTGCTTGATATTTGTAACCGATACTGTTAATACCCCATTTTTGACTAGAGGGACCAATAAATTCCAGTTGGACACACCTTGCTAAACCAAGGTTGCGACCAGCAAGAACAATAGAACTTGCTGCACCACTAGCCCAATCTTCACCCCATAAACCCGAACCCCACAACAAAGCCGACACTGCAGGTGTTTGGGAAATGTCAAAAATCTTTTGCTCGTTACCTTCACCCTCAACAAAGTCGTGATAAATTTTTACTGTAATATTTTGTGCCGCATCAGATTCTTTAACAACAAAATCAGGTCTGCGAAACATTTTTTTTTGCATATAAGAACCGCCATCAAACCAACGGGTTTTATAATAACTAGAAAAAGCAACATCAGTACCCGAAATGTTGTCCGACTCTTCGTTGTACATGTCAACCTTCAAAACATACGCTTGCGTAGGATGACACATCAAACGATAATCATTCTTAGAAGAATCAGTCCAGTTGCAACCACCAACCAAACCGTAACCATCATGCGAAGAAAACTTTGTGTAAACACCACCCCGAATAGTCGGGTCTAAAACAAAATTTACCGTAGGAACAGTAGGAGTGCTATCAGTGGAGTATGGTGCCGAAACCCAAACACGGCGACCAACATAAGAAACACTAATAGATTCATGGTCAGCAGGATTAATATGGTTCAAGTCAATTGCGGTACGCAAATTGTTAAACATGTCTTTAATCGTTGAACCATTATAAAAATATAGTCCCTGATTATGGCTAAAGAAATATACGCCATCTTCCGCCTGAGCAATAGAGTGATGGCTTATAGAACCCAAACGGGTTGTTAGTTCAACAACTTGGAAGTTGTCGGAAGCGTAACCAAAAATAATGTAAACAGCACTGGGTTTAAAAACAACAAGTTGACCTGAAGCAACAGCCATACCAGTAATACCGTTGCCACCACCAACAATATCAAAATAGTCGTCCTCGTCCCAGTTTTCAGGAGAGTTCTCCAAAGACCAACGCAATCTGTTTGGATAATATGTTCCATCCTCGGTGGTGTTAGCAGCCCACATTTTATTAGCGTGGACAAGAAGATGTTCTGCTGTGGGCATTTTGCGTTGCGTAGCATCAGGAGTTGTTTGCCAGTCATGCGGATTAGTACCCGATGCTGTCAATGCTGTGGCGTAAGTGCTGGATGTTTTCCAAACATAACCACCGCTACCACTGGAACCAGTAGCAATATACATTGAGTCAGCCCACTGTGCCATACAAACACCATGCGCACTAGTAGAAACAATATCGTTACCCGAAGAATACTGCAAAGTAGTGAAGTTGCCACCAGTTGATTTATAAACTTTGGTGCTATTAGCCAACATGATTGTTGGCGTGGCACCACTAAAAGAATACAACTTCTGTGGACTCCAAGTACCAGCAATTGCAGTAGTGTTCAACTGACGGTATGCGCCACGACTAAACACACCACCTCTAGGGTCAATTTCAACATTGTTCATGTCAGGTGATTCAAAAGTAGACAACTGAAATTGGTCTGCACGAAAGTTCAGACCACCAGTGAAATCGCTCACCTCTGTAATGTTTAAACCAGCCATTATTGATTACTTTTCAAACCCTGCCCCATGCGAGTCATCCAACCATTAAAAGTAGGACGACCAGCGGTATAACCAGCAGACAACACCAAATGCGCATGACTGTTAGGGGTCTTAATGTTTTTGACAGCCAAAGCAACACCCTCATCAAAAGAACGCTTATACACATCAGCCATAGCGACATCTTCAAGCCGTTGATAAACACGACTGCAAGCATAATAAACTAAAGCAAAATGCAAATTAGGACTAGCATCCACATTGCCGCCAGTTGTAACCCAATCAATAGGTTCACGATAACCACGAACAATCAAAGTACGAACATCGTTCGGCTTTGGATACAAATGGATTTTGCCTTCCCAAATAGTGTAAAACAAAGGGTCGCTACTAGTGTCATACGAACCAATATAAGTGTTCTCAGCCTCATCATGCGAAACCATATCCAAACGAGAACCAACACCAGTGTTGTCCACAATGGAAACAATCTGCGCCATAGGGTCAGCAGTAAAAGCATCAATACTGTATGCACGCTGGTCAGCAACAGTGTTAAAAGTAAAAGTTTTTGCAAGAAAATCCCAACGCTTCTCAATATCCAAAATACGGTAATAGCCGTCACGAATATAAAGATTCAGCAAAGCATCAGGTAAATCGGTAGCATCCAAATCGGTGATGTCCCGTACTGCTTGACGCAACGAAGTTGCGTTCATTTGAGCGTATGCCACTTAGTCCCCTTTCTGCTTATTATGTTGCCTTAAATGACCTGCACACAGTTCTTGTCCACGCACCTTGTTAGCCCCACAGGAATCATCGTTAGCCGTACATTTGTCGCCACGACCAATGTACGGTCCACTAGGTGCAGCCAATCTAGACCCCGTTTGGATAATAGCCAAACGGGAACCAGTTTGAGGTTCCCCATAAAGGGTGTGAGCAGGGACAGAGTTCTTAATCATATACAAATAGCGTATATGTTCCTTGAATTACTGGTCTTGACCGCCGCTAAGAATACGCAACAAATTCTTAATATCATTAGGAACCATACCACCAGCAATTTTAGCCCCAGTAGCCCCAGTCTTTTTAAGACGCTTACCAACCTTACCCAAACCAATAGGCGCAACACTTAACATAGCCATCAAAGCATCCTCAGGTTTACCCTTTTCGGAAAACTTGGCGGCATCTTTAACGCCAACAAAATCGGCAACATTGCTTTTAGCAACAGCCTGACCAGCCAACCCAAGTTGAGCCAACAACTTGCGAGCATAATCATTCATACCAGCAGCACCAAACTGATTAGCCATACTACCCTGAGTGTTCCGTGGAGTATCCAAATCGGCAGCCTGTTTACCCAAAGCCAACGACTCAGCACCGACAAGATTGTTTAACAAAAACTTTGTTAAATCATCCCGAGAAATACCAGCAGCCTTCTTCTTCGGCTTAACCATAGCCATTACTTTTTAGGTTTCTTAGGACCCTTAGGTGCCGAAGCAGTACCAGTTTTCTTAGGATTCTTCGGACCTTTACCAGCACCACCAGCAGCAGGTTTCGGCTTAGCAGCCTTACGAGCGTTAGCAGCCTTCTTCTGTCTAGCCTTCACAGCGTTCGGGTTGTTCCGTCCACCAGCAGCCTTGCGGGCTTTAGCCATGTCATCACGCTTCGCAGCCTGTTCAAGCGACTGACGAACATTTGCTTGTTCTTTTTTGCCAATTTTTTGTGACTTGGCTTTAAGTCCACGCTGACGGGCTTCTTCACGAAGTCTTGCAGAAACGCTCTTTGCCTGCTGTGCATCAGCAACCGAATAATCAAATCTTCCAATTCGTGAATCCCATTCCTTAATCATTCTTTGTTTACCACGGTTGGAACGCATAGTGTCCTCGGCAACCATGTTTGCTTTTCTGCGCAAATCGGCAGCAACTTTATCTTTACCAGCAGCAGCAGCCTTACGGGCTGCCTTCATAATATCATCAAAATAACCCTTAGGCTTAGCCATTACTTTATTCCCTTCATTACACTCTTTTTAACTTTTTTAGGCAGTGATTTACTGCTATAGGGATTGGCGTAAGTACCTTTTTTCGCTGGCAAATACATGTCCTTA